GCTTCGCTTTTAATTTCGCAAAAAAAGTAACTTATGGGCAGAGCAAAGAAGACTGAAGCAGAAAAAGACTTGGAAGGCAACAGAAGCAAAAGATTAATTCCCTCTGAATTGGGAATCGAAATCCCTAAACGCTGTCCTTCCACTTTCACCCCTTCCATGAGAAAAGTTTGGAAACGAATTGCCCCCCAACTTATCAAAGTCGGCAAACTCACAAAACTCAATGTCGATGGTTTCACAGAACTTTGCTATCTGATTATCACTATAAATGAAATCAGAGAATTCATTGAGGATAATAATCGAAGTCGTTTACAAGAAAAGAAATGGACTGATTTTAAAGGTACGGATCATATCGACTTAAAGGAAAGTGCCTATTCAAAAATGTATCGTGATTACAGCAAGCAATTGTTATCTTATCTATCAAAATATGGTCTAACCCCTGACAAAATGGCGGGAAGTTATAAACCAAAGAAGAAAGAAGATCCTATGGAGGGGATGTTAGACTGACGTGTACTTCGATCTCGAAAAAGCAGAGCGGGTAAAGAATTTCATAGAAGAGCTTACCTTGACAGCCGGTGTTTGGGCTGGGGAGAAATTCAAACTTCTTGATTGGCAATGGGAAAAGCTTATCAAGCCCTTCTTTGGAACTCTGAAAGCCAAAGACGGTCCCCGTCAATATCGTTTCTGCTACGTGGAAATCCCAAAGAAGAATGGCAAAACGGAACTTGCGGCTGCCTTAGCCCTTTATTTTTTATGTGCTGATCGTGAAAATAGACCAGCTGTTTATAGTGCAGCTGCCGATAGAGACCAGGCAAGTTTAGTCTTTGGCCCCGCTGCAATTATGGCAGAGAATCATCCAATCCTTGTAAAGAACTTACAAGTTCTCCGTGCGGGGAAAAAAATTTCAAACTTTCGGAATAATGGTTTTTATCATGTCCTTAGCTCTGAAGTAAAAACAAAACACGGCCTTAACCCTTCCGCTGTTATTGTTGATGAGCTTCACGCCCAGCCGAATGATCAATTATGGAATGTTCTCACCTCGGGAACCCATTATGCACGACATCAGCAAGCAGTCATCGTCCTGACCACGGCGGGGATCTATGACAAGGAATCAATCTGGTGGAAGGTTCGCCATAAGGCTATGCAAATTCAGAAAGGTATAATCAAACAACCAAACTTTCTTCCTGTGCTTTATATCGCCGATCCCGAAAAAGATAATCCAGAAGACAGAGAGTTGTGGAAACGGGTCAATCCTTCGCTGAATCAGATATTCAACATCGACAAGATTGAGGAAGATTTCAAGGATGCTAAAGAGGACCCCGTTGAATTTGAAAATTTCAAACGCTTTCGCCTTAATATTCCTATCCGGCAACTTTCTAAATGGATGCCAATGGATAAATGGGATCTCTGTGGGGGCATTGTTGATGAAAAAGCCCTAGAAGGACGTACTTGCTATGGGGGTCTTGATGCCTCCACAAAGATCGACCTAACCTCATTTGTCCTTATTTTCCCTTCTGAAGAAGAAGATGATAAAATCATTGTCTTACCAAAGTTCTATGTGCCTGCTGATACGATCATGCAACGATCAAGAATTGACAATATTCATTATGAGATATGGGAACAGGAAAACTTTCTTACTGCTACTCCGGGCAATGTCATATCACATGCTCACATCCGGGAAGATATTGAAAAAGCAGCTGAGAAATTCAATCTGCAATCAATAGGATATGACCCGCGGGATATGTCACAACTTGCCCAGGAATTGCAAGATGAAGTGGGAATCAATATGGAAGAGATCAAACAGACTTATGGTGAGTTTTCAGAACCGGCCAAGGATTTGCTTGTCAAAGTTATGCAGGGCAAAATCAATCATGGTGATCACCCTGTACTAAGATGGTGTGCTGATAACTTAGTTATGAAAGTGGGACTCCGGGAAGAGGTATTGCCGGCCAAGGATAAGGCAACTGACAGGATAGATGGCATGGTGGCCCTTATTATGGCAAATCGGCAAATGATGTTTGGAGAACGTGAGTATTTGGATATGGGGGAGGTGACGGTGTTATGAGTGACATGTATTTAACTAAAATAAATGAGAACCTTAAAAGAATCATATGGTTGTTGGAACGACAACAATGTAATTGCCATGTTTTGGCATCGAAAACTTATAGTTGGATCTGCCCAATTCATGGGACTGTTAAACGGGAGGATTATCTGCGGAATGAGAATCCTGACCATTGACAATAAAACCATAACAGATGACTCCCCCTGCTATGTCATAGCAGAGATAGGCCACAATCATGGGGGCAATCTTAACACCTGCAAACAACTTTTCAAGGCAGGTAAGGAATGTGGGGCTGATGCAGTTAAATTACAGAAACGCAACAACAAAAAGCTATTCACTAAGGCGGCCTATAATGCCCCTTATGATAATGAAAACAGCTATGGAGCAACTTATGGAGAACACAGAGAAGCCCTTGAGTTCGGGTGGGATGAATATGTTGAACTCAAAGCCTACGCTAAAGATTTGGGTATTACGTTTTTTGCTACAGCCTTTGATCTTGATAGCCTTGGTTTTCTTGTAAATCTTGACGTTCCTGCCATAAAGATTGCTTCTTGGGATTTATCAAATATTCGGCTTATTGAATATGCTAGTTATAATGAAGTACCACTCATTCTTAGTACTGGGGGGCACACCTTACAAGATATCAGACGTTCTTTTCACATTTTGGCGGATAGGCAACATGCCTTTTTACATTGCATTTCCAATTACCCTAATCAAGCTAACGAACTCAATCTTAAAATAATCCCCGCGTTAAGAAAGTATTTCCCTGATACTGTTATCGGCTTCTCTAATCATTACAGTGGCATCGTTCCCTGCATGGCAGCTTATCTCATGGGGGCCCGCATTATCGAAACACACTTCACATTGAATCATGCCTGGAAGGGCACCGACCATGCGCTTTCCCTGGAACCACAAGGGTTGAGACAGTTGGTTGAGAATTTACGGATCATCAGGGAGTCTATGGGTGACGGGGTAAAACGAAAACTGCCTTCAGAAGAAAAGGCAATACACAAAATGGCGAATGCCGTTCATATCGCAAAGAGCATTCCAGGAGGCCACAAGATAACAGAGGATGATATTTGTCTAAAGGCTCCTGCAGATGGTTTGGCTCCCTATGAATGGGAAGATGTTTTGGGCAAGATAACGATTTGTGATCTTAGTACGGCAGATGTTTTGGCGTGGGAGGCATTGAAATGAATGTATTCGACCTATTAGGCAAGATTGCAATCGTAACCGGCACATCAGGGAAATTGGGGCCGGTATGGAGAGAAACATTATTGATTGCTGGAGCAAGTGTTTTAGAGTTGGATCTACCATGGACTGATGTAAGTAAAAAATCTGAGATTTTAAATTGGCGTGAACGTAATTTCGATTTATGGCCTGGGGAATTGAGTCCCGATATCATCATCAACAACGCTGGCATAGACAACCCCCCTGGTTCCAATGCTTCCTTCTTCGGCAACTGTGAGGAAATCCTCCATGTGAATCTCCAGGGTGCCGTGAATATGTGTGAGGTCTTCATTCCTGATATGATTAAGAATGGAGGGGGTGTGATTGTGAATATCGGCAGCATTCAGGGCAACATAGGGGCTGATTGGCGGAACTATCCTCAAAATTTTGAAAAGCCAATCGGTTATAACTTATCGAAAGCAGGTCTTATTCAATTATCCCGAAGCATTACAACTCAATACGGACGGTATAATATCCGATGTGTGACAATTGCCTTCGGCCCTTATGACAGCGGACTCTCAGAAGATTTCAAAAATAAATTTCTGGCGAATGTTCCCCTGGGCAGATGCATTTCAAAGGAATCCCTGCAAACAACCTTGCTTTATGCTTGTTGCTGTCCGGAATTGGCAGGGACTCAAGTGCTTGTAGAAGGAGGTTACTGTGCCTGGTGATTTCCAACCCAAAGCTCAAAACCTTATCGACACTATTGCGAAACTTGTCACAGAGTTTACGAACGAGACAGGCGCAGTGTTGACTTATATAGGAGTTACCCCAACCATTGAACCATTAGGTGAAGATTTGAAGAAGGTAAACTATCAATGGGATATAACATTCGGAGAACCAACAAATGAAGAGTAAAACGATTTTTGACTTAATAGAAATTATCGAAAAACTTAAAATTAAAAAAGGTGATGCCATAATTTTAAAGACAAAGCCACGATTAAGCGTAGAAACAAAAGAGCAAATAAAAGTAGCAATGGATAAGATTGTCAATAAAATGGGTAAGAAAGATATTCCCATATTAATCCTAGATAGCGACTTGGATATAAAGATTTTAAGTATAATATGAGTCTAATAGCATTGATCCCTGCGAGATCGGGTAGCAAGAGAATCCCAGGTAAGAACATCAAGGAATTGGCAGGCCATCCTCTTATTGCCTATACGATACAGGCGGCTAAGGATGCGGGGATATTCAATAGAATAATTGTGTCAACAGATAGCAAAGAGATTATGATGATTGCTAAAGCATATGGGGCAGAAGTACCATTTTTGAGACCAGAACAATTTGCCAAGGATGATTCCCCTGAATATGATTTTATCAAATATACTTTGAATAGCCTTGCTGAATATTATCGTTATTTCGCTGATCTGAGGCCAACAAATCCATTCAGAACAGGAGAAACAATAAAACGAGCATGGCAAGAATTTCAAGATAGACAACCATGTGATTCTTTACGGGCTATTGAGATAGCAAAACAGACACCATATAAAATGTGGCAATTCTCTCGAATTATAAAAAATGAAATATATCCGTTCAATAATGAAAAAAGCAATGCCTACAATATGCAGACAGAATCATTGCCCAAACTGTATGTTCAGAATGCTTGCATAGAAATTGCACACACAAATCTAATTAATCGTTTCCAGAATGTCTCAGGAGAAAGAATTATCGGTTTTTTAACAGAAGGCTATGAGGGTTTCGACATCAATACTCCCGAAGATTGGATATTGGCCGAGGCTTTGATTGAGAGAGGTTTGGCAAAGTTGCCGGAGGTGAAATAATGCCATGTGATTGTGAAACATTGAGGGAATTTATTAGATATTTATGTTATTTTATAGCTGGAGCTGTTTTCATTTTGTTGATTTTAGAATTAATATCTAAGCGTATTAAATGAATCTCTATTATATCCCAAAATCAGAAATTGACCGATATTCAGATGATTTGGAAACTCTTGCTACAATCTTCAGGTTTAACTGTCTCTACATGATTCAACAGGCTGGCTCAGGTCATATCGGCGGTAGTTTCTCTTGTATGGATATCCTTGTTTACCTCTATTACAAGGAGATGAAAGAGGATGATGTGTTCATTCTCTCAAAGGGTCACGCTGCCCCTGCCCTCTACTCTGTCCTTATCGGGAAAGGAATAATCCCGTTTGAGGATATCCATAAACTCAGAAGATTAGGAGGCCTCCCCGGGCATCCTCATAATTCCACACCTGGTATATCTGCTCATACTGGCTCACTTGGTATGGGCATATCCAAAGCCAAAGGCATAGCGATTGCCAAACAATTGAATGGTGATAGTGGGCGGGTATTTGTATTGGTGGGCGATGGGGAGATGCAAGAGGGGCAAAACGATGAGGCAATCAGAAATTTAGGAGATTTGCCGGTTTATGTGATTGTGGATTTTAATGGCTTGCAAACAGAAGGGAAAACCAAATGGCATGGGCCATTTACTGGGTTTAGAAATTATATTCCGGGAATAAATATTATTCCGACTATCAAAGCCAAAGGTCTTTTCTTTCTCGAAGCCAAACCAGAATCACATGCAAAAACACTTAATGAGGATGAGTACACCGTTGCAATAAACGAATTCAAGGGAATGCTGCCTAAAGGCATTTACTTTTTCGAAGTTGATAAAATTAAATATGAATCAATAGAAAACTCTACTTTAATTCAGATATATGGGGATGAATTGTTATACATTGCCTGGAATAATCCCGATGTCATTGTCTTGGATGCCGATCTCATGTCTGATCACTGCCTTAATGAATTCAAACGAGAATTCCCTGATCGCTTTATCGAATGTGGTATCTCTGAGCAAGATATGGTTTCCACTGCAGGGGGCCTTGCCCTTGCCGGCAAGATTCCTATCTGCCACTCTTTCGCCTGCTTCCTTTCAAGCAGAGCCAATGAACAGATTTATAATAATTGTTGTGAGGGTGATAAGGTTATCTACATCGGTTCAATGTCCGGTTGGCTTTCAAAGAATGGCGGGCCCGGGATATCCCATGAGTGCAATCGTGATAAATATCTTATGATGGGAATGCCTAACCTGAAAGTCTTGGAACCAAAAACGATTGAAGAAGTTAGAATGGCTATAAGGTGGGCAGTCTATGAGAATGAGCATTCTACATATATCAGGATATGTAAGAATCCGATGATTGAGGGGATATTGCAGAATGAAAATTAATGAATTAGGATTTACCCCAAAAGAACAGAAAGTTCATGAAAAACTTATGGAATGTTATCGGGCATTTTTAGATTTAACAGTTGAACATCCTTCAGAAAAGAATGAATTTATTTTTGCAGTCCATCTTATTCAAGGTTTATTGACATCAAGAATTATTAGAAGAGAATATCCCAAAGGATGGCCACGATATGAATAATCGCAAGATAGCCATAATTGGAGCTGCTGATCTTACAAGAGATAAGTCAACCATCAAAAGAATACAGGATTATGAATTATGGTCTCTAAATAATTTATTTATTGATTGTGAAGGTATTCAATTTGACAGATGGTTTGAATTGCACCATTTCACCCGCAGGGGAAGCCGATATATAAGGCGTGGACAAGATAATTATGGGAATTTCTCCACGATTAAAGAATATTTACAAGCGATTAATGAATTAGATACTCTGGTCTATATGCAGAAACCGTTGGCTCCGATAAAGAAAAGTGTGAAATATCCTTTCCAGAACGTCATGCGTACCTTCAAAACAAAATATTTCGGCTGCTCGTTTGCCTGGATGATTGCACTTGCCTTATATGAACATTTAAATGGTCAACCAATTACTGAAATTAGATTATTTGGGGCACATCTGACAACCTATGAATATTATTTTCAACGACCATCGACTGAATATTTTCTTGGTATGGCACAAGGTATGGGTATCAAATTGCGAATGTCTAACTCATGTAATCTCTTAAAGGCTCCCTGGATCTATGCCTACAAGGAAAACTTTAATCTCATTGATACGCTTTATGTCGGGATAATGAAGGAACTATTAACAATGGCCAGTATTCCCATGCAAAGGTTTTTTGAATCTATATATTATGAATAATCTCCCCTTCAAACTAAAAATCGAAACCGATATGGAAAAATATCGGGCAGAATCTTTTTGGAATAAGGAACCCGAGACCCTTGTTTGGATAGAATCGTTCACTAATGGCGATACTTTCTTTGATGTGGGGGCTAATATCGGCATATACGCTCTTTATGCCGGTACACTCTATCTTGATTCTAAATCAGGGCTTTTGAACCACACCATAATAATTTTCTTCGTCTGGCTGAAAATATAGCCCTAAATCAATACACAAATGTCCATCCTGCGCTTTTGGCCTTCAGTGATGTCAAAAAGAAAGAAATGTTTTATGCTCCCAGTTCTGAAATCGGTAGTTCGGGAGGCCAAATCACAAATCCGATTTCAGAACATGGCAAAAGCTTTAATGCAGTCTACAAAAGAATGGTTTTCACCATTTCCATGTCAGAATATTGTGCACTCCACAACCTTGAGCCTAATCATATTAAGATTGATGTGGATGGCCAGGAATGGCGAATCATCAAAGGCATGGAAGGCATCCTGAAGGAGAATTATCTTGAAAGCGTTCTTGTTGAAGTTAACAAAAACAAGGAAGATATCAGCGAATATTTTAGAGAATTTGGCTTCTCTACCAACTGCATTTTTAATGATATGAAAAACCATTCGCGGATAAGGCGGGCAAAAGAAGGGATTAAGGCCGAAAATATCGTATTTGTGAGAAGATGAGCAAGAGACTTGAGCAATTAACGGAAATAGCAAAGCATTTAAATTGGAGTGAAGATAAAGTGCTTGCTGTTCAACGAGAAGACCCAACTTTCCCTGTCAAAAAGATGTGGGGTCGCTGGACTTCCCATACCCAATTACTCGATGATTGGTTTCAGGCCAAAATCGTGTCAACCCGTAAAACAACCGAATTACCACCCTAAAACAACCGAATTACCACCGAATTACCACCGAATTAAGCTTTTTCCCTAAATAGCGGATTTATGATGGCAACATGGGAATATTGAACCATGTTGCCAATTTCTTTTGGGAAAAACGTGTCTCTATAGATGATCCGCATTATTGGCCTACGCTTTTCGGCAAACTGTTCGGAACCGAGAGCAAAACGGGCATTATGGTAAATACCGACTCAGCCCTACGGACAGCAACCGTTTTCGCTTGCATTCGGGTTCTGGCAGAGACAGAAGCTTCCCTCCCCCTTCAGGTTTTCAAACGCCGGAAAGATGGCGGTAAAGATTTGGCCGATGGCCATTCCCTCTATCCAATTCTCCATGATTCACCTAATCATTTTCAGACCAGCTTTGAACATCGGGAAATGTATGTAGGCCATTTGGGGCTTACGGGCAATGCTTATGACTACATTGTACGAAATGGGGCAAGTCAAATCCTTGAATTGATGCCGATGGACCCCAGTCAAATGGAAGTTGAACTCTCCGAAGACAAAAAGACACTTTATTATGCCTATAAAGACCCAAAAGGCGAATCGCATATCTATAGTGCTGATAAAATCTGGCATAAGAAGGGAATGTCTTATGATGGCTATGTAGGGCTTTCCCCGATTCAGCTTATGCGTGAACCAATCGGCCTTGCTCTTGCCCTTGAGAGTTATGGAGCAACTTATTTCGGTAATTTTGCTAAACCTGCTGGTTTTCTTAGCGTTCCGGGCAAACTTACTGATGATGCCAAGAAGAAACTAAAAGAATCCTGGGCCAATGCATATTCAGGTCCGGAAAACACATGGAAAACAGCGATTTTGGAGCATGGTCTTGATTGGAAACAAATGAGTATTTCTAATCAAGATAGTCAATTTCTTGATGCCAAAAATTATCAGGTAGAAGAGATTTGCCGAATATTCGGGGTCCCTTCTATTCTTGTCCAGCATCCAGATAAGACCAGCACTTATAAGAGTTCCGAACAATTCATGCTTTCTTTTGTTATGCATACGATTCGCCCCCGCCTGGTGAAACGTGAACAATCCATGAATCTTTATCTGCTTTCCGAAAAGGATCGCAAAGAAGGTTATTTTTGCGAACACAACATTGAAGGTCTGCTCAGAGGTGACATTAAAACACGGTACACGGCTTATGAGATCGGAAGACGAAACAAATGGCTGAATGCTAATGAGATAAGAGCAAAGGAAAACATGAATCCCATTGAAGGTGACGAAGGCGAAATATACGAAAACCCAAACACTAGCGTAAACAAGGGAGATCAAAACAATGCCTTACCCGAAGAAGAAGAATGAGAATCCTGAATCGGCAGGCCAAAGTATAGTAGATCCAAAAACAGAATACCGTAGTTTCAATTTTGAAATTGAAAGCATCGAAAAACGCGATGATGGTCAGCGCAAGATTATAGGTCATGCAGCCGTATTTGACGAAATTGGGGACGCTGGCTGGTTTCAGGAAATAATAGATCCAGGTGCGTTTAAGAAATCAATCAAAAATGATGATGTACGAGCATTAATAGACCATATTCCCCACATGATTCTTGGCCGGAATAAATCAGGCACTCTCAAATTAAAAGAAGATGACATAGGCCTTGCTATAGAAATCAATCCACCTGATACGCAATATGCTCGTGATTTAATCGTTTCCATTGACCGGGAAGATATCACTCAAATGAGCTTTTCTTTTATTGCTATTGTCGAAGAATGGGAACGAACTAAGGAAAACAAACCAGATATACGGACATTGAAAGAGGTCAAATTATTCGATGTGAGTCCGGTGACATATCCCTTTTACGAAGGGACAGATGTTGCCATGCGGTCACATCAATTATGGTTGGATGCGAATGATACCCAAGATCATAAACGGGATACCATTCGTAAACTTACGATAAATGTAAAAGAAATAACAAGAGAGGTAATTGAGAATGAAAACAATAGCTGAAATGAGAGAAAGACTTGTCGCCATAGCTAAGAGATTAGGTGAAATTATTGAGGCTATGAAGGCAGAAGATATCAAGGATGAGGAATTCAAGTCACTGGAAACTGAATCTGAGACTCTTGAAAAAGAGGCTGAAGATTTAAAGAAACAAATCACCGAAACTGAGAAGAAAGAACAGGAAAAGATTGAAAGGGAAGAACGGCTCAGGAAACTTGAGACAGAGTTGAGACAACCTGTTAATGACCCTGTTCCCGCCGGAAGAATTCAGGTACTTGAACCGGAAGATTTTAAATCTTTGGATGAGTTCATGGATGTGGCATTTAGAAAAGTTTTAGGTAGGCCTGTATCCGATAATAGGCTTGCAAGATATTATACTGATTCAATGCATAATCCAGAATTCCGGGCTACTCAGAGTATGGGTGAAGGAACAGCTGGTGGGTATATGATTCCTACTCAGTGGGTGCCAGATTTAAAAGCACTTGCAATCCAAGAGGCAATTATCAGACCACGAGCAGATGTGATCCCTGCCGGTACACCACCGGATGCAGAGATTACCCTCCCTGTTGGAGATCAAAGTTCAGGTCTTAACATGGGCGTTGATGTAGTCTGGGTAGAAGAAGGTGGAAC